CAGCTGAAAATATTAAAAATGTTACAGAAAATTATTATCCTAATATTATTAGGGGTAAATCAAAGTCATGGATAGATGTCTATGTACTTAATAGATTAGGAACAATCGAAGATGGTAAGTTAGTATATGGTTCTTTTAGAGAAGATACACATATTGCTAGTGAAGATATACAGTTTGCAAACACTACAGTATACATAGGTTTAGACTTTGGACTTACACCATCAGCTGTGTTTGGTCAAAAGCTACCTGATGGCAGATGGATAATAAACCATGAGTTAGTTTGTTTTGATATTGGTACAGTAAAGTTTAGTGAAATGCTTAAACATGAAATAATAAAGCATTGTGCAGATAAAGATTTAAAAATATTTGGTGATCCAGCTGGAGATTTTAGGGCGCAAACAGATGAAACTACTCCTTTTCAGATACTTAGACAGCAAGGTATCCAAGCCTTTCCAGCTCCATCAAATGATGTATCTCTACGAATAGAATCAGTAGAAGCTGCATTAAATAGGATGGTTGATGGTAAGTCTGGTTTCTTACTATCGCCATCCTGTAAACAACTAAGAAAAGGCTTTCTTGGTGGATACCACTACAGAAGAATACAAACATCAGGAGAAAGGTATGAAGATAGACCAAACAAGAATAAATACTCTCATGTCCATGATGCACTACAATATTTGATGCTAGGTGCTGGAGAAGGTAGATCTTTGACAGTAGGATCACAAAAACCAGCTGTTACAAATGTTTACAGTTCTTGGGATATATTTAATAGAAATAGTATAAATAAACGAGGTAAATGGGATATTTTTCGAAAGAATGGTTAGTATTCTTTTATGATCCACCTAATGAAGAGTGGTATCACATATTTAGAAAAAAGGGCATGGCTCATTGTGGAGCTTGTTATTATGATACCCAAAAAGGTGTATGGGTTGTTTTAGAACATATACACAAAAGACTAGATGTATCTATTTTACAAGGTGATGAAGTAGATAGAGTATTTGGATATATACTATCAAACAATGGTACTTTTCTAAAAACTAAAAGATTCAAACATAAATGGAGATTATTCCAAGCAGCATGGTTACGAGAACATAGTTGTGTCACAATAGTTATGAGGTTGATTGGAATAAATAGATTGATTATTACGCCTTTTCAGTTATATAAATACTTAGTAAAGAATGGAAGCACTAAATGGGCATTTTTAGAACACCAAAATACAAACCAGATCCAGAGCTAGAAAAGAGGCTTAAAGAAGAAAGAGAAGAAGCTGAAAGACAAAAAGAAGAGCTAGAAGCAAAAGATAAAAGATTTAAAGAAAGATTTGCAAAAGGTATTATTGGTCAAAGAAGTTTATTTAGTAGAGCAAGTGGACAAGGTTTTTACACAGATGGAGAACAAACTTAAATGAGAGTAGATGCAACTATGTTACCTAGTGGTAAAAGGGTAAAAAATAAAAAGTTTGAAAAAGGTAAAAACACCATATCTAGAGGAAATTTTACTATAACTACAGATAAAGATTTAAGTCCTGAAGGTAAAGCTATGGTTGTAAGACAAGTTACAATGATGTTTAATATGTTAGATCAAAGTATAATTAATAAAGAATTACTTTCTGATGAAGAAAAAAAGAAAATGAAAGAAATTAATTCAATATTAAAAACAGACTTTGGTGTAAAAAGTGTAGTAAAAAAAGGTTTTCCTATAATTTATACTAATCAAGGATTAGTTTCGAATATGGAAAGAGTAGCTGAATATGCAGTTGGTAAACAGGATAATAAATAATGGGAGCTAGTACATCAGCATCATCTAGTAAAGATAATAATTTTAGTATGGCTGCCTCTACTGGTGGTACACCAAATATTATAAATCAAAATGCAAAGATAAAAAGAGCTGGTAAAAAAGCAGATGAATTTGCTAGAGAAAAATTAGGTATTACACAAACAGGAAATGCAATATTTGCTACCAATACTGGTGGTAATCAAATGTATGGAAGTGAATATCAAAAAGCTAGAAATGAATATTTAGCATCACAAGGTTTAGGTACAATAAATAAAGAAACAGGATCTTTTACTGCTGGTGTACAAACAGATAAAGGATTAACATTTACAGATACAACTAGAGGTGCATATAGAGAAGCTAATAGATATAGAATACCTTTATCAAAACAAATGTTTGAATCACAACAAAAGTTTCAAATGGGATTAGCTGGAGTTACAGCACTAGCTGGTATTCCATTAATTCCAAGTATATTATTATCTAATTCTCAAACACCTTACTCTAGTTATATTAATAGTACATCAACTAGAGGTTTTTATGATTTTTCAGATAGTCCAGTACCAGACAAAAACAAAACACAAGGTATGACACCTCCAGAAGCAAATGAATTTAATACAATGACTGAAGCAGAAAGAGAAGCAGAAAGAAAAAGAAGAAGAGCAGCAAGTGGACAAGGAGATCTTGCTGCTAATACAAGATCATTATTTTCAACTATAGCACAAACCTTTGGTGGATCAGGTTAATGGAATATAATAGTTATCGTACATCTGCAAATATGTCAGAGATGAACGCTAAATTATTTTTAAAAAAATATAGTTTAGCAGAGGGTTTAAAATCTGTATGGAAAACAAAGTTTGAAGAAGCATATGAATATACTATGCCTGGTAGAGAATCATTTTATGAAGAATCACCAGGTCAAAAAAGAACAGATAGAATATTTGATGAAACAGCAGTAGTAGGTATACAAGAGTTTGCTAGTAGATTACAAGCAGCTATGATTCCTACATTTGGTAGATGGATGCACTTAAAATCAGGTGTTGAAATACCTTTAGATTTATCACCACAAATAGATAAAGAATTAGATGATATAACAAACTATATATTTGAAGTATTACACAATTCTAATTTTAATCAGGAAGTGCATGAATCTTTTATGGATTGTGCTATTGGTACAGGATGTTTACTTGTAAATGAAGGTACAGCATCTAATCCCATAGTATTTAATTCTATACCATTACCACATATAACTTTGAATAGTGGTCCTGATAATAAAATAGATTGCATTTATAGAAAAAGATTTATTCACATAAATGATTTAAAAGTTTTGTATCCTAATGCAGATCTTGATGAAAACCTTTTAGCTATTATGGGTAATAACCCAGATCAAAAAGTAACAGCTATAGAAGGTACAATGAGAAACTACTCAGATCCTAATAAAGAAGTTTATGATTATGTTGTTTGTATAAAAGAATATGAAGCAATAATTATTAGTGAACAGTTTGAAGGTGCTGGATCAAATCCATTTATTACATTTAGATGGAACAAAGCAAGTGGTGAAGTTTATGGTAGAGGTCCAGTATTTAATGCTATGGCAGCAATCAAAACTACAAACCTTACAGTAGAACTAATACTAGAAAATGCACAGATGAATATATCTGGTATCTATCAACTAGAAGATGATGGTGTAATTAATACAGATAATATTGCATTAGTGCCTGGAACTATTATTCCTGTTGCTCCAGGATCAAGAGGATTACAACCTATTAATGCTGCTGGTAGATTTGATGTAGCACAATTAGTGTTAGAAGATATGAGAAACAATATTAGAAAAGCATTATATATGGATACACTTGGTCCAACAAAAGGAACACCTATGTCAGCTACAGAAGTAGCAGAAAGAATGGCAGACTTATCAAGACAGATTGGTTCTTCATTTGGTAGATTGCAATCAGAGTTTATACAACCTTTAGTTAAAAGAATAATATATATTCTTAAAAAACAGGGGAAAATTACAATTCCTAGTTTGGATAACAAAGAAATAAAAATTATACCTGAATCACCTCTATCTAGGGCGCAGTTTGAACAAGATATAGCAGATATAAACAGATTCAATGCTACTATAGGTCAAACATTTGGACCACAAGTTTTAAACTTAATAGTAAAACAAGAAGAAGTAGCTAGATATTTAGCAGAGAAAATGAATTTACCAGAAAAGTTAATTCGTGATACTGCTGAACAACAACAAGTAATACAACAACTACAACAATTACAACAAGCACAAGGAGGACAAATTGGCGTGGGAGCAGATACGCAACAAACCTGAGGGATATCACTATAGTATAGATGGATTCCAAAGATCTAAAAAAGCAGAAATAGAATTAAATGGTGATATTGCTGCACTTTTTAAAACAGAGTTAGGAAAAAAGGTTTTAAATTACTTAAAATCTATTACAGTAGAAGCTGTAGCTGGTAGAGATGTTTCAAATGACCAGTTAAGGCATTTAGAGGGAATGAGATATTTATATTTTATTATCAAAAAAAGAATAGAAGCACATAAGGAGAACTAATGGAAGAAGAAAACACACAAACTACAGAAGCTGTTACAGCAACAGAAGCACCACAAGAAGCACCTAGTAGACCAGAATATATATCAGAAAAGTTTTGGGATACAGATAGAAATGAAATAAAAGTTGAAGAGCTTGGAGCTTCTTACAATGCTTTAGAAAAAAAGCTAGGTATGAGAACAGATGAACTATCTAAGCAAATAAGAACAGATATAGAACAAGAAAGAAAAAGTGTTGTACCTGAAGAATACAAGATAGTTGTACCTGAAGTGCCAGAGCATATTAACATTGAAGTTAATAAAGATCAGGAATTATTAAAAGAATGGTCAGCTATTTGTAGAGAAAATAATTTATCACAAGAAATGTTTAACAGAGGTGTAAATGCTTTTGTAAACAATGAGATAGCTGGTTTACCTGATACACAAGAAGAAATGGCAAAGTTAGGTGATAATGCTAATAGTCGTGTAGAAGCTGCTGATTTATGGTCAAAAAAATATTTAACACCTGAATCATATGAAGTTGCAGCAAAGATGGCTAGTACAGCTGAAGGTGTAAAAGCGTTAGAAGAAATAATGAATCTAACAAAAACACAACCATTACCTAATTCAAACACAGTAGTTGATGCTGAACTTGATGAAACAGATCTTAGATCTATGATGAATGATCCTAGATATTACGATCCAGCAAAGAGAGATGAAGCATATTATAACAAAGTAACTAAGCTATACGAAAAAAAGTATGGCTAAAAAGAAAGATTTTCCCTTTAAAAAGTACATATTTAAATGGGAAGATCCTACTGGTCATAGTGAATGGATGTCAAAGAATGACATGGATTCGGTAAAACCAGCTGTTATTACTACAGAAGCATATCTATATTCTAAAGATAAAAGCTATGTTAAGACATTTGCATCATATATAGAGGAATCTGATGGCTCATATACTTTTGGAGATGTCAATGTTTTTATTGCTTCTGGTCTTGTAAAGATGACAAAAATATAATATATCTCACATAACAAGCCGAAATAGACTGGAAGATGCCCAGTTTGGACAACATAACAAAGTTTATAACGACAACTTGGATTTAGAACAATACGAAAGGAAAAACAATGACAGCGACTATAGATCAAGCCTTTATAAAGCAGTTCGAAGCAGAAGTGCATATGGCTTATCAAAGAATGGGCAGTAAGCTCAAAAATATGGTCCGTAATGTCAGTAATGTAAAAGGAAGTACTGTTCAGTTTCAAAAAGTAGCAAAAGGTTCTGCTTCAACTAAAGCAAGACACGCTGAGGTTGTCGCTATGAACTCTGTACACTCTAATGTGACTGCAACACTATCTGACTTCTACGCTGCTGATTATGTGGATCGTTTAGACGAACTAAAAGTAAACATTGATGAGAGAAACATTGTTGCACAAAATGCAGCATATGCTCTTGGTAGAAAAACCGATTCTATCATCACTGATACATTTGACGCTAACGCAACTGCATTAGCACATAACTCAGCTGGATCAACAACTGGTATGAACTTAGACAAAGCACAGAATGTGTTTGAGATCTTCCAAGAAAATGATGTTCCAGATGATGGACAAAGGTATTGGATTGTTGGTGGAAAACAATGGTCAGACCTTCTAGACATAGATCAGTTCTCAAGAGCTGAATATGTTGGTGAAGCAGACTTACCATTTGGCGGCACATTAACTGCTAAAAGATGGATTACTTTCATGTGGATGGCATTTAGTGGCTTACACAAAGATGGATCAAACGATAGATTCACACTTGCTTTCCATAAATCATCTCTAGGATTAGGTGTAGGTTCTGATGTGAGAACTGAAGTAAACTACATACCTGAAAAGGTAGCACACCTAACAACATCATATATGTCAATGGGTGCAGTACTTATTGATGGTGATGGTGTAAGAATCCAGAAATGTAGGGAGGCATAATCATGGCATACGAAACAACTAATCCTGTGAAAAAGATATCCCAAATGGGAGATTCTAATTCACTTTGGTATTATACTGATGGTGATGCTATTGGTACTATTGATGACAATGAATACTTTTTAGCATCTACTGGCGACCTTAATGCTGGTGATGTAATCATTGTTAATAGTGGTGGCTCAAACGCAGTTGTAGATATTTTAATTGTAACTACAGCTAGTGCTACACAAGTAAGAACTGCCTTATTATCATAATGTGAATGGGGGGTTTTATACCCCCCTCTCTTTTCATGGCAGATACTAAAGTAGATATATGTGCAAGAGCTATCATAATGATCGGAGCTTCTCCGATATCATCTTTTGATGATGGTTCTACAGAAGCCTTAGTAGCTTCTAATATGTATGAAAACATACTGAAGTCTTGTTTATCAAGACACAGATGGAAGTTTGCCACAGAACAAAAACAACTTTCTTTATTAGCTGATGCACCAACTGGAAGATATGAATATGCTTATCAGCTACCAGCAAGTCCTGAACTATTAGTTTTAAATACAGTTACTGTAAATGATAATCCAATTAAGTATGCTAGATATGGAGATAAGATATTTGTAAATACTTATGGATCTAGTAATACACTTATAGCTGATTATATATTTAGACAAGTAGAAGCAGAGTTTCCTGAATATTTTAAATTAGCATTACAATATAAACTTGCATCCATTTTTGCTGGATCTGTAGCAAGAGATGCTGCTATGATACAACAGTTTGAAACACTTGGTGAAAACCAAATGAGAATAGCAAAGAATATAGATAGTCAAGAAGTTACAAATAGTGTTCTAAACACAAAAAGGTTTATACAGGATAGATTAACTACTGGAGGATATTAATGGCTAATGTTCTCAGAACTGTATATACCAACTTTTCAAGTGGTGAACTTAATCCTTTATTAGTTACAAGAACAGATGCTTCAGCATATTTTAGTGGAGCAAAAACATTAAGAAATTGGTATTTACTTGATGAGGGTGGTGTTATGCGTAGACCTGGAACACAGTTCAAAGCAACATTACCTGGATCATCAAGAATTATTCCATTTATATTTTCTAATGATGAAATGGCTATATTTGCATTATCTAATAATAGATTAGATGTATTTGATAGTGATGGTTCAAGTGTACAATCAAATATTACAAGTAATTGTAACTGGACTACAGCACAGTTATTTGAACTAAACTATGCACAGTTTGGTGATACAGTATTTATAGTTCATAGAAATAATCCAATAGTAAAAATAATTAGAACATCAGCATCTACATTTAGTGTATCTTTATTTGAGTTTGAAGAAGATGAAAGTGTATCTGTTGGTGGAGCAAACAAAACAACACAACCATTTTTTAAATATGCAGATTCAACAATATCTGTAACACTATCTGATAAAACTACTGGTACTGGTAGAACATTGACTGCTAGTGCTTCTGCTTTTACAAGTGCGTATGTAGGGCAGTATTTATTAGTAAATAACAAACAAGTAAAAGTTACAGGATATACAAGTGCTACTGTAGTAACAGTTACAGTATTAGAAGAAGTAGATACTGTTGGTCCTCATTTTGTTTGGGCAGAACAACTTATATCTTCTATCAGAGGATTTCCACAAGCAGTTACATTTCATGATAATAGATTATAT